CTGCTTGAAACCTGCTCGGCCATGCTCGTCGCAAACTGGCTTTGCTCCGCATCGAACTGGTCGCGACTGAGACCCATGCTCTTCGCGAACTCGTCTGCGCGAGCATCGAATTCCCTGTCTGCGAGCCTCGACTGCTGGTTGAGGGAGTCCGTGCGCCACTTATCCTCGGCCTGGTCGCGCGCCGCCTGCTGCGACAGAGACGTGTCGGCCTGCATGAGCTCCTTCGTCCGGAATTCGATGTTCGATTGGTCGCGCGCCTCCTCAAGCGACAGTGACGTGTCGGTCTGTTGTAACTGCTCGGTACGGAAATCGATGTTCGCGAGGTCGCGAGCCTTTTCCAGTGATAGCGAGTCGTCCTGTAGCCTGATTTGTTCCGTGCGAATCTCCACGTCGGCCTTGTCCCGCGCCGCCTGCTGCGACAGAGACGTGTCGGCCTGCATGAGCTCCTTCGTCCGGAATTCCTTCTCGGAGCCGAAACGAGCCTCTTCCAGCGTGAGCGAGCGATCGGCCTGCATGAGCTGTTTCGTGCGGATGTCTACGTCGGCGCCATGCCTAGCTTCATCCAAAGACAGTGACCTGTCGCCCTGCATGAGCTGCTTCGTGCGGATCTCATGGTCGGCCGCGATCCTGGCCGCTTCAAGCGTCAGCGACTTATCGCTCTGAAGTAGCTCCTCCGTCCTGAATTCCACCTCGGCGTCGTGGCGGGCCTCGTCCAGTGTGAGTGATCTGTCGCCCTGCTTGATCTGAGCCGTACGGATCTGTACGTCGGCTTCGTGGCGGGCCTGATCCAACGATAGCGAGTCGTCGCCCTGGCGTATCTGCTCAGTGCGAATCTCTACGTCGGCCTTGTTCCTGGCCTCTTCGAGCGATAGCGACTTGTCGACCTGTTGTAGCTCCTTCGTCCGGAATTCTACCTCGGCGCTGTGGCGGGCCTCGTCCAGCGATAGCGATCTATCGCCCTGGCGTATCTGTTCAGTGCGAATCTGTACATCGGCTTCGTGGCGGGCCTCATCCAGTGTGAGCGACTCGTCGCCCTGACGGATCTGCTCAGTACGAATCTCCACGTCGGCCTCGAGGCGAGCCTCTTCCATCGTGAGCGTACGATCTTCCGTCTTCGCTTGCTGCACCAACTCGGCCGCACGAGCGTCCACCATCTTCTGGTCGATCTCGAATCCCTTCTCTGCCTTGTAGCCCTCCAACTCTGCGAGATAGCGATCGATGCCAGAAACATCGCCGTACTTGGCTGCGTCGATTCCGAACCTGCCAGCCCGTTCGCGGTCCTGGCTCTCGGACTCGGCCATCATCCGCGTCAACTCGAGTTCTTCAGCGCCACGGTTCGCGTCAATCTGGCCCTCAAGTCCTACGCGCGCCTGACCTTCGTAGCTGCTGCCGACGAGACCACGTTGCGCGATCCATTCGTCAATATCGGTGCCCGACTTTGCACGGGAGGCATCGCGCTTAGCGTCACCGACTTCACGGGTCTGGGTAGCCAACTCCGACAGGTATCTGTTTGGTGTGCCCATCCACTGCTTCGCGAAGTCGGCTACATCAGAGCTCGGCCCACCAGGTGGTGGCGGTGGTGGTGGCGCTGGCGGTGGTACTGGTGGTGGTGCGTATGTGGGCGTCCCAGTCGGGGTGGTGGCGGTCGCCGGAGTGGTGGCGGTCGCCGGAGTGGTGGGCGGCGCGGGGGCGGCACCGCCAGTCGGAACGTCAGTGCCAGACGGGAAGCTGACGTTCGCGTCCTTGAGCGCGGTTTTCGCCGCGGCAAGCTCATCCGCTGGGGCTGCGGGGTCTGCTCCGGCGGTTGGATCTGCTATAGCCATTTTAGACGCGCTCCTTTCGGACATATCCGCTCAGACCAAGCAATGTGATGCGTGCGGCGTCCGAGGTCTGCACCTCAAGTTGTGGCTGGTCGCCTTTCGCAGAAATAAACTTCCTCGCGCGGACCGACTGGTTAAGTGCTCCCGCAGCGATCGGGATCGATTCGAGTGCTGTGAGCGCGCCCGCTGCCCTGACACCGGCATTGACCGTGATCGCGCTGCTGTTGATCGATGAGACGTGCATGACGCGCACCTTCTTTTCGTGTATGATGCTGCCGAAGAAGAACGGCTTCGACACGATTTTCATGGTGACCGTAGATCCACCTGTGCCGTTCGAGAGCACGTCATCCAGAGTACCCTCCCCGTGCAGCCTCACAAAGCCGTCATAGCCAATCGAATGGACCCTGCCGGGGTGTCCAGAGATAGGTGCCACGAAGATTGTGGACGGCATCGTATTATCGACTACGGTCTCCAGGTAGCCGTCAGAGTCCGCCGCTGTCGGATCGCCGCCGGCACCCGTCGAAACGAGCTCAACGTAGCCAGATGGGGTACGCCTGAACTCGACACCGCTTGATCCGGTCGTGAGGTAGCTATCAGCGCCACCGAGGAACAGAACGTCGCCAGTGGTACTGATCGGTACATCTACCGCTGGGGCACCGAAGTGGGTCTGTGACCGCTGGCGCATACTGAAGCGAAGCACGATGTCGTTACGTGTTCCGCTCGTGGACACCGCCAGTCGATATTCCTCTTTCGTCGCGTCATACGCACCGCTCGGTAAGCCCGGCGACGATAGCAGCTCTTCGCGGTCGATCTGGTCGATGTATTCTGTGATCCCGCGACTGAGCAGCAGGATATCTTTACCTGGCGTGTAGTACTCGACACCACGTTTACTCAACCAGCAGCAGCCGTTGTCGCCGGTAGGAGTGAGCGACCTGAACGCGAGCAAGCCCACAGAACGACTCAGCCCAGTAGCGCCGCTCGCCACGATGATTGTCTGCTCACCAAACCCGTCGATGTAACTGGTCTGGTTCTCATCGAACACAAGAAGGTGCGGCCCGATCTGGAGCAGGCCAGTCGGTGTGCCGCCTGACGCCACAAGGATCTGGAGCGTGAGCCCCTTTGGGCTCGCCCAGACCGTCGGGTCAGCGACTTGAGATGCCTGCACGATCGAACCGCTATGGCCGGTCGCGTAGAGTCTGCCGTTGAACGGCTCAATCTGCTTCGCGCCCGTCGGCCCGTTCGTTAGTTCGCTCCATGTCGTGCCGTCCCACGACTGGATGTATCCGGACCCGCCGTTCGCCATGTACAGATAGTTCGATGCGCCGACCCGCATCTCAGCGAAGTCCCAGAAATCTTCACGCAGGCCGGTCGCGATCTGGGACCATGATGCGCCGTAGTCGGTGCTACTGTACGCGGTGTCGCCCGCGATCGCGATGAACTGGACAGCACCTGCCGCAGTAATGAACGGGCGGGCGCCCCAGCCCCTGCCGCCACTGTTGAGCGCGGTAGCATGTAGTCGTGCTGATCCGCCACGATGCGATACCGACGAGTCTGGTTCCAGCCGTCCATTTAAGATCAGGGCGAGCGCGTCTTTCGGGAACCGAGTAGCCGCGGTGTTATCGACCTGACCTCGCCTGAAGTCGGTGGTTAACTCTGTCAGTAGCTTTGGCATCGCATCCTACTTCTATTTCGCAGCCGCCATCTTGGCTGGCTTGATCTTTTCCGCCTCTTTCAGCGCGTCGAGCGCGAACAGTTGACGCCCATTTTAGGCGTCGTCCTTCTCGAAGTAGCCCCAGATCGTCACGACCGCCGCCGCACCAACCGTCACGTAATCGACGCCAATCATCTGGTTTTGGCCGAGCGTGATAATGTCGTCCATCCGGACCTCACGCATATTTGCCGCTGGAATGCCGCCACTCCACATGATGTCGCCCTGTGTGTTACCAGTCTCGTCGGCTTTTGCTGTCGCTGGCGCTGTGTTGGTGCTTGCGCCGTTCAGGTTCGTACCAGTAACCGCGGTGCCAGCCATCGTGACTGTCGCTGCGGTTGGACGATGGACCTGTACGACGGTCGCGGTATCGCCCCACAGCCACATCGCGTGGATGTGCAGCTTCTTGTCCTCGGACGTGTTGTAGACGCCAAGGATCGTATCAGCCGCCGTGTAGTTATAGGTGAGATTCGACCAACTGAACGCAAGGCCGTCAAAGCGAGCGTTGTAGTAAGCCCGGTCAGCTACCCGCGCAGAGACATTGAGTCTGCCGGATGGACTCGCTTCAATGGGCTTGTTGTTGTTTCCGCCTACAATTATGAGTGGCATTATTTCTCTCCTGGCCCGAGGGCTAGTTCCGTGACGACCTCAAGGTGCGTTAGCACCCGGTCGAATTTCTCGTTCAACGCTTCCAGCTCGCCTTGCAACAAATCGATCTTCTGTGAGTTTGCGCCCAGTGCTACGAATGCCATGAAATCATCTCCCTCGTCTGTTTCGCCGTCATACCGCGTGTAGGTGTCGTTTCCGACATCGCCCTCGAGGAACTCTGGGATGAGCCAAACGGTGTAGTCGTCGCCGGTATCGCGAGTGATCGTGACATCTTGCTGGCGGTTGGCCCTGCAATCGACTCGAGTATCCGAGACAAAGAGATCCGCGTTGAACGTCGCGCCACCTCCACTGCCTCCGTCATGCTGGACATGCACTCGGACGAACATGGTCGCCCTAGTCGCCCTAAACCGGAGAATGACGTTATCTCCTGACGGCCTGATGCCCTGGATCCAAACTCCAGGGCGCTCATCGAAATGGGACCAGAAAAACTTGAGGAGGCGGTTATACCAGCCGTCGCCTGATCGTTGAACCGCTTCGCCTGATCGTTGAACCGTATCGTCTGGCACACTACTTGAACGTCGCGCCACTCTGGCTCCCCGTTGATTATATCGACCATGATGCTACTTCTACTTCTTCTTTTCGACTTTCAGAAGACCGCCCATATCGAAGATCGTATTGGCAGTCAGCTCGACAGCGGTATTGCCGTCCGGTGTCCACCCGTAGGAATCCTCTCTTTCGTAGAGTATGATCGGCTCGTCGAAATACATTTCAGCTACCATGAGCTCGTTGAAGGCTGTTAGATACGAAGGCCATCCAGGCATCTCCGATGACACCCTGGTGGCCGTAGCCTCTCCCTCTGCGGGGACCCCGTGCTCTTCCACCAGGCCCTTGTTCAGCTCATTCACGTCATCGATACGGCCTCGGATCTGCCGCTGTACTTCAACGATGCCAAGGGCAACCCTCATGGGCACCTTGGTGCCACCACACTCTCTGAGTGCGACCTGAAGTGCCGCGAGCTCTTTGTTCAGGACTGCGATTCTTCCGTTACTGGGCATTGCCCCTGTTCCTATTTTGTGTCATCGAAGATGGCGGTAATAAACGCCTCGGGGTCAACCGAAGACGACCTGGCGCTAGCCCGCATCGTGCCGTCAGGATCCGGGACGGACCATATCGCCTTCACGGTTGGACTGCCATCAGGGTCATAGGATATCTCGACCCTATCCAAGGTCTCCGTATCATGCGTGATGCTCACTACGGCATCAGACGCGAGCGCACTCGTTTTTTTCGACATCAGGTGTTCTCCGTGAGCTGTAGTAGTTGCGCCCGCAATTCCTTGTTCTGCTCTGCCACC